ACAGCCCTTCCGGGCTGTATCTTGGTGTATCTTGCGGTACATCAGTGACTCCTCTTTGAGTATGTCACCCCGCGTGCTTCGCATGCGTCCACTCCGGAAAATCTTAATGAAAGTAAATGCCCTCAGCCTCTTAGGAGTTATCCTTTGGGGATTTTGGGTCTATGCCTTCACTTCAGCTTTTCTGGAGTGGTTTTAGGGCCTAGATCAGCCCGCCTGGAGATAGTATGCCGAATATCAGCTCTCGTACCACACAGCCTTCTACGTTTGAACAGAGGTCTGAGGGGTATGACACGAGTCTAAAGACCCTTGTCTACTCCCAGTCCTCTCGTCCATCTGTTGCTGGCCTGCGGATCGAAAACCGATCTTCGGTTAATACTCCAGGTTATTCCAATCCAAATCGTAAGGGAGTTCTTCTCGCGAATAACTTTACTTACACTTTGGAGAGGGATATTGCACCGTACGGTACCTCTGTCGATGCGTCCCGATTTACTGTTCAGAGTAACCAATCCGGTTACTACCGATCAACCCAATCGGGTACTTCATCGTCTACCGGTACGTGGGAAGGCTATCAGAATACTGATAACCCTTTTGCGTATCCGGCGAGCTACTTTACGCGTCGCCCGGACGAAGATACACTTGATGGTCAGGCTCGTAATGCAGTCCTGACCAAGATCAAGGGTACCAACGTTAATGTTGCTGTTGCAACAGCCGAGGCGAGGAAGACCCTCGACATGGTTGGTAATGCTGCCATGAAGATGGCTGGTGCTATGCGAGATCTACGACGCGGTAACTTTGTTAACGCTGCTCGAGGTCTCGGTGTCGCTAGCAGGAAGCGTTCTGCATCTCGCTTCAAACGTGACTTCGCCAAAGATCAGACGGAGGCCGTTGCTAGCGGGTGGTTAGCCCTTCAGTATGGCTGGCTCCCTCTCATGAATGACGTCTACGGTTCAGTTAAAGAACTGAACGGAGCCGCTAATCAAGGGATGGTGTCCAAAGTCAAAGTGAAGAAATCAAAAACCACCGACATTCGCTTCTCAAAGCAGTCGCAGTACAATCAACAGTACTCGCTTCTGAAACAAGAAGGGTATGCGCAGACCGATGTCGCGTATAGCATTACTTTCATACGTAGACATGGAGCCCAACAAGACCTTCCGCGGTTAGGTATTACCAACCCGCTGCTGGTTGCTTGGGAACTCGTTCCGTACAGCTTTGTTGTCGATTGGTTTCTGCCTATCGGATCCTATCTCGAGAATCTCGATGCCACTCTTGGCTGCGAGTTCTTGACTGGATCTAAGACAGTATTCTATCGAATGCAAGTTGTTCAGAGCGATATCATGTACGATAAGTTAAGCTACTCTAGCCGAAGCAAGCAGAGTTCTAGGACGGTTGTGTATTGTAATAGAACTCGTTTATCGAGTTTTCCTACGATTGCACTCCCGACCTTTAAGAACCCTGCTAGCGTTGGCCATATGGCTAACGGACTCGCACTCCTCGTTAACTTTTTTAAGAAGTAAATATCATGACTGCTATTGCAGCACTGACTCTGGCCGACGGTCAAGCGACCCCGGCCAATCACACCTTCTCCCCGATCAACATCGACTCGGCGAGTGTCGCGCGCTGGGCAGACCGTAGTGGCGGTATCGCCATCGGTTTCCCGGTTCTGACGTTTTCGATGCGCCAGCCCACCAAGGGCTCGCGCAACTATCGTCTGACCGCGAAGGTGCAACTCCCGGTGCTGGAAGTCACGAGCCCTTCGACGTCGTCCGGCATTCAGCCGGCGCCGACGAAGGCCTATGACCTCCTGTGCTCGATCGATATGGTCCTGCCCGAGCGTTCGACCACGGCCCAGCGCAATGACCTGCTGGCATATGTCAAGAATTTCTTGGCAAATGCTGCTGTCATCCCGCCTGCCGTGCAGAACTTCGAACAGGTCTACTAATCCGTTAATCGGTTAGCAGGCCTACAGAACACACATCGTAAAGGAGTTACACATTATGTCTACCTTTAGGAGACGTAATTCCGATCTTCTATTAGAAGCTCGGGCTTTTCGCGTACGCGCATCCGAGACGGATGCTGATATTCATCGTTTCTTGTCCTCTTTGGATACGCCTCGAGCGCTAACTGTCTGGCTCCTGTTTAAAAACCAGGAACATGATCAGCTTACTGCTCTTGACATCAATCCTGCACATTACCCCAACGGGTATGTGTTCAGACACGACTATATCGCTACCAATTTTTTGGCAAAGGCATCGTTCCTTCGAACGACTTTTGACCGTAAAACAGTGGCGATCGAGAAATTCAAGAAATTTGAATCTCTCTGCCGTGAGACGAATAATCGTTTTAGACGACCTGATCTCGACCCGCAAAACCACGGGTCAAGCGTTTGGCTGCTTAATGCAACCAAGCGAAAAATCTCAAGTATTCTTGGCAATTATTCGCCGGACGAGTTCGTAGATGAAGCAAATTGGGGGCCGGGTGTCTCAACGCTTATTAAAGGCGAAGAGGTCTCGGCTATCAATAAGTTCCACAACGAGCGTGGAATAACTCGCGACTTGTACTCTCTCACGTCTACATGGTTTCATGTAGCGTACCCTACGTGGCACACCAGCTTATCCCATTCCTATGGAGAGAACTGGCAGGTCATGCAGGTAGGGAACGAAATCGTCACTGTGCCTAAAAACTCGAAGACGGATCGTGTTATTGCCATTGAGCCGGGGATTAATCTCTGGTTTCAAAAGGCGATAGGCACTATGATCCGTCGTCGTCTTGCTAGGCGCGGCATTAGCCTGAACGATCAGACTATCAATCAGCGACTGGCTCGTGAGGGTTCCCTTCGCAGGGGCCTTGAGTCACTCGCTACTGTAGACTTTTCGTCAGCTTCTGACAGCATTTCATCTGAAGTTGTTCGGGAGCTTCTGCCCCCGAATTGGTTTCAGCTTTTGGATGCATGTCGTTGCCGCTTCGGCAAGCTTGATGACGAGCTCATTAAGTGGGAGAAGTTCTCCAGTATGGGGAACGGCTTCACATTTGAGCTCGAGTCCCTTATATTCTACGCCGCAGCTTCTGCGGTTTGCGAATACTTGGGCGTGGATGAGAGCGAAGTCTCCGTTTTTGGAGACGATGTTATCATTCCTTCATCAGCTTATTCCCTTTTCTCGGAGTTTACCGGCTTCCTCGGCTTTCGCGTTAACCCCTCAAAGTCTTATGACGATGGTTGGTTTCGTGAGAGCTGTGGTAGCCACTACTTTCGAGGTGTCGACTGTAAGCCTCTCTATTTAAAAGAGAGAATCAGAAATGTGGAAGCCATTTATAAACTGGCTAATGGTATCAGGAGCCTTGCTCATCGCTACAATTTTAATCGTAGCTGTGATGCTCGCTTTCTGGACTGTTGGACTCACCTACACATCCGGGTACCAGAGCCACTTCGGCTCAAAGTCCCCAGAGAAGCAGGTGATGTCGGATTCGTCAGTAACTTCGACGAAGCCTGTCCAGCAAGAGCCCGATATGGCCATGAAGGATGGACATATCGAGCCTTAACCACCCTTGCTATACGCAAGGAGTCTGAAACAACCGCAGTTTTACTAACGCGGTTGTGGCAACCAGCAGTCGATCAGATGCATAACAATAGTTATGCTCTGAGGGGCCGAGTGAAGCGTCACGTTACCGTGACGGTCACACATCAGTGGTACAACCTTGGTCCCTGGGAGCACTAAGTGCTCCTAAGGTGATTAAGGCCTAATCCCCCCTGAGGGTTAAGTCAGGTGGTCGAAGGTTTTCCCTTCTCAGATAAATAGCGCGTTGC